TTGAAAAAGACTATATTATTTTTGCCAAATCCTTTAACCCAGCTAAACGCTCTGGTGTCCAGCCAGTACGTGCCGTGCCAGCCTCTAACTGTTTTATTTCACCGTGCTGTTTAACCTGAGCGTTTGCCAAAATATCTTTACGCTCTTTGTCGTACTCTCTAAACATATCAAACACCACCGGCGTATCAATACGGTTGTAAACCTTTCCATAACGCGAAGTTTTTGAGTAGGTTAAACAAACTTTAAAATCTTCCAATTTATAATTTGGAAATTCAAGTATCAATAAATCAACACACTCGCCAACTTGTGAACCTTTCATGTTGTTGGCCACGTTAAAACTCAGCAACCATTCGGTTAACACAATAATAATTGCCGCACGCAACCCATCGTGTGTAATCTCTTTTTGTAGCTCGGAAATTGTTTTGCTAGGGCTAATAAGAGCCATTTTTATACTAAGCGCCGGTAAGTTTGCGAAGTACTTCCCTGGCGATGTTATTAATTCCAGCGAGTTCGTTGTGACTTTCGGTAACACTTGTATTTGATTGTTTGGTGGCGTTTCCATTATTTTTCCAATTTGTTTTGTTTTTGTTGTACCAGTAATAAAAATGTTGTTTTAATTGCTTTTCACTAAATTCAAAATTTGTTGGCGGCAAGCCAGCAAAAAAATGAGCAAGCGCCGGCACAAAATCTTCGGGTGGTATTTTTAATTGCATTTGGCAGACCTCAACCCAACCAGTATCATTTAACAATAAATCATTTTTTAATTTTGCTTCAGCAATATAATCTTCTATTGTTTTCTTTTCTATTCTTTTCTCTTCTATTATATGTGTACTTTCTGGGGAGTTTATGCCATTGTTGGGTGTATTCAGTACCCCTAAACCCGATAAATGTAGCCGTAAACCCTCTAAACTCGGCGGTTTGGTATTTCGCTTTTTGTATGCATCCGCAATATTTTCCAAAAATTTACCGCTAACCAGTATTTTTTTATCGCACCAAAGTTGGTCATCAAACTCACCTAACCGGCATAAATCGTTAATAACATCCAACAGCATTTGTTCGCTTACTCGGCACTTTGCCGCCAAAAACATCCAATCCTCATCCATACTTAAATTCAAGTAATGGAAGTTTGTTACGGCCATTTGGCGCAATATTTTCACCCAAGTTGCATACCCATCGTTTCCGTATTTATTTTCAATGTAAAACATTGCTTTGCCCTCTTTGCATAAAAATGGGAAATAATCAACTGTATTTTTTTGAGCGCGGGCCATAATTATTTTTTGAAAAGGTCGTTTATATTAGTATCACCTGCCGCAATTGATTCAAGTATTTTAAGGTAATCCTCAACCGGTAAATCCATCAATTGTTGTTTACATCCGTTACAAACCGTTCCCGTTTCAGGAGTATAAGTAGTACTAAACTTATGATTACAATCCTCTTTACTCTCCCCCTCTTTTACATTGGAGGGGTGGGATTGTATATAATCAAATATAATACTTCTAATTAATTTGTACTCAAATAATCCTTTGTTCTTTTCACCGCGGCGCTTTTTAATAACCGTATGGTATTTAATTTTGCGCATTAACCTTAGTTGTGCGCTAATAGACGCTTGTGCTAAAATTCCCGTGGCAAGCTCAATTTCATTCAAAGTGCGGGGAATCCCGTCTTGCATAAGGTCATAAATCTTTTGAAATTGCGTTTTAAGTCGCTCACCATCCAAACCATTTTCAAAGTCTGAACCTTTGTGTTCGGGCATAGTATGTTTGGGTGGTGTAAATAAATCTGTTTGCATGGCGTTGTTTTTTTTGTTAGCTCAATAATGCCCTCTAAGGTGGGGCGGCACTTGTTATTACAAGGTGAACAGGCTAAGCCAGGACAACCGGTACAAAATTATTTTGTTTTTACTTTCAATGCCTTTCTCAATTGGTCATTTATGAACGGGCCAACCACGGCGCCGTACTTTTGTTTTTTAATATCTTTTAGCAATGCCACCGCCACATCATTATCAATGGTAAGGTTAAATTGCCACGGCTCACCAGCCTTAATTTTTGCTTCTGTTTTTTTATTTATTAGATTCATATCGGATGCTAAAGTATATGTATTATTTAATATGTAAAAATATTTTTATTAACATTCGTTTTGTTAATACAATGTTAACTTTTCTATGGCTAATTCAATATCAGCTAAAAACTTAACACTCTTATTGTACTGATTTTTTGCCCACTTATTAACCGAATTTGTTTTCTGTTTCATTAGTTTGCCATAAAGACGAACATTTTTATCGTGGTGTTTGCGGTTTGCTTTTAGCAATGCCACTGCAAACGGGGTATCTGTATTTTTAGCCATGTAATTGGTATCCTTTCATAATGGTATCTAAACCACAAGTGCATTCGCGGCCTAGTTGTACGCCAGTTGGTTTTAAAATATCGTTAATAGTTTCTATTGGTGCACTGTTTTCAATTAGTTTATTACACGACTTAGCGTGTTGAACTCTGGCGCCTAACAACTCAATTGCTTTATTAAAGCCATTTTTATAACCAAACTGTAATACGCCAGTACCTTTGTGCCCTCCGTTTGTTCGCTCAGCAAACAAGTCTGGTAAATTATCAAATTCTGATTGGTTCATCTTATTTTGTTTTTAAAAGTTCATTAAATTTTTCCTCTAATAATGTGATTTTGTCTCGGTAATTCTTATCAACACTCATTATGTTTAACATGTTGTTTGGCCCGTTTACAACCATAGAGTGTGATTTATTAACATAGCCACCAATTGCCTCATGCGTTAACCCTTTTGGTTTGTTTTTGGCACACAAATAAAAATATAATTGGCGGGCACTAATTACCGGCTCTTTGCGGCTGTTGGCTTTAATTTGCTCTGGTATTAAACCATATTCACCACAAACAAATCCCATTACTAATTCTAAAAAAGGTTCTTTTGCATTGCTCATATAAGCCGGTTTAAATTTGGGTACTATAATATAGTCTTTTTCAATCTCGGTTATTACTTTCTCAACTATGGTTGAAATCGATTCTTTATCTAACATTTGTTTAACTCTTTATGTTGTTGCTCAGTTATTGAAAATGTGCTGTAAGCATGTGCGTAATGAGTGTTGTATTTTTCTTCTAACAACATTGCATTCATGTACTCTTTAAACTCTATTTGCGTAACCTCAGCACCAATCTTTTTAGTGTACTGGTGTTTGGCACCATTAAAGCCAAATTTGCATGTATATACAACGTAATTCATTAGCTCAGGTTTTCAACAGCGGTTAAAAAATCGCGCGTGTTTGTTATAATACGCGGGTTGTATTTATATCGGCTACCCATAAATTCCTTTAAACTCACTCTTTTTTTAGAATATTTTTTTAGTTGCTGTTCAGTAATTGAGTAATAAAACTCAACATTTAAACTAAGCCGATATCCGCCCTTAACTTTCTTTTTTGTTCTCACTGGCACATGCCACACGTTTTGTATTTTTCCATCCGCCAAAGTTGGGCACATGTAATAATAAATACAATCTTGGTTTATGAGCACATTATCAAACAATGCTTCATCATCAACTTGGTATTCATCGCCGGCTTTTAGCGGCAAAAGTTTTTCAATTGCTTTTTTAATAGCCTCTATATCTAATAGAGTAACCATAACATTTTCTGCTTTTAACATTTTTAATCTAGTTTTTTATATTGTTTATTTTCATCTCTTTGCCACACACTTGCTATATGCACCTTACCGCGGTACCCATACCAAGTTTTTGCCTGGGCTATTGCGTTCTTTTCAGCTGAGGCCCTATCATTAGCACTAACCGTTATCCCTTCGCCTTTATTGGTTATGCCTTTACGTTGGGTAAAAACATAAACTTTAAATATTAGTCTTTTTGTTGGGTTGCTCATATTAAAATGTTGCTCTTAGTGCGAATTGCCCCGCGGGTGTGTTTGGATAAAAGAGTGGCAACTCAGCATTGGTTATTGGTAAGGCTAATGAACCAGCAACAACAATTATTGCCTCGGCGGTACCGGTTAGCATGCTATATGCAATTACTGGATTAGTTTGAGCATCCATCCCCTTGCTTATTACAACATCCACGTTTAATTCAGCCGTGCCGCCGTTAATGTTTACTATATCGTTTGCCATTGTTATTCTCCTTCCTCGGTTGGTTCTTGTAAATCCTCTTCAGTGTATTGCTCTGAAATTTCCTTACATAATTCTAAAAGCCTTTTTGCGGCACGCCTTTCATCTGGCGACAAATCCTCGGCGCAACCATCACCCAATGCGTCTTTACAATCTTGTAAATCACCTAATGTGTTTCTAAATCTGCAATAACTCATGTTTCCCATAATACTATTTTTTAAATTTTTGTTCAACCCAATTTTGTTTTAATAAATTCCATTTCCAAACTTTAATATCATAAGCATCTAACCACTCTGGCACCGTTTTCCCCATTAAAGTTTGTTTTGTTTGCCACTCATCAAGTGTGCCAGTGGTCATTTGTTTTGGTAAACACTTTTGTGCCACGTGCCAATAATCAAGTAATGTATCGCCAGTGGTATAAATTGGCGCGTTCATTTTTATAAGTATAATGCTAGTCATAGTGTTTTTGTTTGTTTCAATACTCAAATGTACACATATTTTTGTACGCCCAAAAATATATTTACATATTTTATGTAAATTGTTGAGAATGAGTAAGAATAATTTTATTAAGGGGCACAAAAAAAGCCCGTTTCCGAGCTTGTTTTTATTGTTTGTTGGAAGAATCCCTAAAAAACCCCAACATAACAATGCCTATAATGAGAGTATCATGTCAATGAATTCACTCTGTGGAAAACAATCAAATTTACTTTCAATTACATTTACATGCGTCCATATACCTGGGCGGCCTATTTGCGCGCTCACTTGTATGCCAAACGCCTTAGCAACACCCTCTGTTTTTATAGCGTGTTGTAAGCCCATACGCGGGTCAATGTTGTGCCGCGTGCAAATATCCTTTATAAGCTCTTTAGTGGCTTGTAATTGCTCGTTTGTGTAACGGTGGTAAGTATTGTATTTTTTAAACGGTGCGCTTAAATCAACCGTTTGTGCCTTTGGCACCGGTTTATTTACATAATTATAGTATTGCCCATCCTTACCTAATTTTAGCGGGCCATAGTTGCAAATCTCAATACCAATTGATTTTTTATTGAGGTTTAAATTGTTTTGGTAACTGGTACCCAAGTGGTGCGCCCAGTAATTATCAGAAAACGCCTTATAAATAACACCATTGTATTTTGCATCGCCATCCGCGCCCGTGCTCAACCCGCCTATAACATAGCTTGTACCAACGTGCAAAACTCGGCCATCCGGCAATTTATCCTTATCCCATCCGTTAATACTAAAATCGGGGCGATGCCCGCCAGCGGTGTGGTGCAAATAAATAGTGTCTTTTTTTGTAACCTCTTTATAATATTCTTCATCGGGCAATAAACAATCAACTATTTTCATGGGTTAAATTTTTAAATTGTTTCTTTTTCTTCCTCAACATCTTCCTCGAACTCGCTTTTATTATTAAATACAAAAGTATTTAAATCTCTAAATTGCAAATTGCTTAAATCCGCCGGTAAGCTCAGCAACTCACTTGTGATACAAACAACCTCAACTTGCTCTTCTAAAAGTTTATCAACAACCTCAAATATTTTTTCGTTTATCTCTTCCTCTTTTTGTAAAACTTTTTTTTCACCCTCTTTATTATAACAATAATTTTTTTCAGCATCTAACAACAACTTCCCACTTTCTTTTTCCTCTAATGCGTTTTCAATCCGAACAGCTGACAATTCCTGTTTTAACTCTTTTGTGCGTTTGTTAACCTCTTTGTTATGACGTTTTAAAACACCAGAGTTTAATTCAATAAACTTGCCGGCGTACCAAGCCAATTTTGTGTTTTTAAATTTTTTTACCGCAACATCATCCGCTGTTGTTATTGCACGGATAAAATCTTCACGCTTAACTGTTTTTCTTTTTGTTTTCATAAGGGATTAATTAATTTTTAATAATTCTAAAATTTTTGCATCAACGTTTTTATCTGTCCACTGACCAATTTTTTGATACTCATCGTTATTCCACAATCTAATTGTATAACTGTCACCAGGGCCAGCCTGTAACCCTAGTGTAACATCAACATCTTCGCCAGTATCAATTACATTAATAATAAATAACTCTTTTATGGTTTTGTTTACTGTAAAATCACCAATGTTTTTAATGTATTGTGGTGTGCTCAATTCTAAAATACGTGCCATATTTTTGTTTTTATGCGGTTGTCATTACTTTAACATCCGTGCCGTTAATGTTTAATGTTATATATCCATCATTTGTATAAGGTGCCGCCGCCGTTACTTTTGTTGAGGCCGCCGCTAACACTACAAATCTACGAGTTGCATCCGTTGGCGTCAAACTAAATTGACCGTTATACTCAAAACCACCTTCCACCGCCGTTGTTAAATATGTACCAGAAGCCAAACGAATCGCGGGGGTTGTTTTGGTACCGCCACGCACATGCAAATATGCGGTATTGCTACCTAATGCGATGCCAATACCAAACCGGCTGTTCTCGTCTAAAACCATCCCAAGTGTTCCGTTCGCCGAATAAAAACGAATGCGGCCAGAGGCATTTAAAGTTCCAAATGACCAACCCGTGGATGTTGTCATGTTGTACGCCTCACCCTGTAAATAAACACCACTAGTTGTTGTTGAGCCACCAACTAAACCCAAGTTAACAACCGTTGCGTTATTAATTAGAGTATATTGAACATACGCACCGTTTGAGGCACTAGCATTGGTTAATCTGATTTGAGCTGTTGAGGCAACCGTCCTTAAATACTCCCCAACAATATCAGTGCCACCAGAAGCCGTTGGCCCAATTAAAAGGTTGCCAGCGCTTGTAAGCCCTAAACGCATGGTTGTCCCAGCGCTTTCAAACGCTGTAAAACAATACGTTGAACTGGCGCCAATGTAGCCCCTAGAAGTGCCATTGTCTTGCAAATGTATTTTATTTATATTGCTGTTTGTACTATTAACGGCAACTGGTGCGCCGATTGTTGCTACGTTAAAATTTCCAGCAATAGCAAAAGTTGTTCCGTTATACGTTATTGCAGAACTTGAACCAACAGTATTTGTTGATGTGCCATATAATACCTGGTTAGCTGTTAAAGAGTTTGGCAATACCAATGTGCTGACAATAGGGACAGCACCAACGCCGTTATACATTAAAAATGTACCAGCGGCGCCAGAAGCCATACGAGTTAAAACCCCACCCGCGGAACGGTAATACATATCACCAGTTGCATCACTACCAAGCGTCATTGTTGCGCCGCCAATAACCGCGCCAGTACTAATTGTTCCAGTTGTTACCGTACCTAATGTTGTAATTGTATTTTGACCAACATAATTTGATGCAATATCAATTACATTCCCTGTTACTGTAATACGGTTTGATGTACCTAACATTGCTAAACCACCAGCATCAACAAAAGTTATATTGGTAACACCAATTGTTATTGGGGCATTTGTTGAGCACGTAAATTTTCTTTCAGCATATAATGTCCCTTCTTGTATTGTAACTGTTGCACCGGATAAATTATCCGCACCTGAATCAAAATCTGAACGGCGTACCCACGCCCCAGCCGCCGTTGTATAAATCCCATTCTCTGTTTGGTTGGTGTTTTGCCATACTAAAACATCAGATGCAGAAGTAAGCACCCCGTCAATTGTTTGTTCACCTGATAAAGTCACGTTACCAGTTGTTGCAACCAAACAAGCGGCTTTCCAAAATTGACCAGTTTGCAATGAATTTAATTGCGATTGGGCATCACTTGTTAAGTTAGCAATATAACCCAATGCGGTGGTTGTAACGGATGAAGATTTTAAAAAAGTTGAGCCATCAAAAATTGCAACACGGTTATTTGTTTCATTAATAAAATTAACGTTCGCAACATCTAAATCTAAATTTGTTGCCGATGTAATAACAATATTACCAATGTCTTTAAAAGAAATTTCATCACCGGTTAACGTGTGACGCATCTCCCCCGCTTGGTCGGCGGCATGATAATATAAAATAACCGCGCGCGAATCGCCCAACTGTATTTGGTCGTTGTCGTTTAAATTAATTGGTACGCCGCTTGTCGTATTATTAATGGTTAAAACCTGAGCTAATCCATTAGTGCCAGTTGGCGCCGACCAGTTACCAGAATCATCGTGATACAAACCAACCGGTGTAACTGTTTTTAATGTTGCAATACTTGAATAACCAATTGAGGATATTGAAATATAACCACCATTAGCATCCGCATCATCCGTTTTGTTTAACGATGAGTTAATCATATCAGTTTCAAAGTCACGCAAATTTTGTGCGGTTGTTGACCGAGAACCCGAAATAATTTTCGCATTCATTAATGATATAAGTGCCGCCCGTGTGCTCATGTGTTAGCTATATTGAATGTAATCCCATTTGTAACCTTGTGCCGTTAAATATAATCTTGCTTTGGTTAAATAACCATCCGCCAATTGTGGTGTAATTAAAGTGTTGGATTCAACAACCTCAAAATTTAAAACCCAGCGCCCACCAATTGTACAATTAGCATCATCTTTTTTTGATTCATAAATTATAAAATCACTTAAAAATGTGCGGATAATAAAAGTGTTTTGAACATACCCCAACCATTTATATTTTGGGTCTTCTAAAATATAACGCACCGCGCCAAGAATTTTATGTAAATGGAAGGTTGCACGCTGGTCAGATTTTTGGGCCGCCGTACTTTTTGCATTTGTGAAAACCTCAACAGCAAGTTGATATTTTCCGTCTTGCTGGCCCTGGTGTTTATTGCCTAACAAACCTTTTAAAACTGATACACTTACTAATGGCATATCAACTTTATCAATGTATGGGTTTTGGCTCTCAACATCAACATCAACATCCAAATCATAATTCATAAACAACATAACTTGATTGTCCAATTCATCTAATAAAATTTCAGCAACTCGATTGCGTACTAACTCAACCGGTTGTTCTGGAATTATATTTGTTATTACTGGCATTAAGTTGTTGTATAATCCTCTAAAGTTAATAAAATATAACCAAGTTTCTCGTCAGGAAACCACGCTTGGACTTGATAATTTTTTTTGTTGCCAGTGCTATCAATAACATCAACTTTATGCTTTTTAAAATTTACCTCACCACCCGCATTACGTATTGGATAACTAGGGTTTGTTTCCTTTAATAAATCTTCTGAGAAAGAAACAAAACAAGTTTTAGCATTTACCATTGTACCCTCTAAACTAACACCCAAATGGTGTTGGGTATGTATGCCAGCAATAGTTGCTAATTGTGTGCCGTCTGGGGATATAAACTCTAATTGTACGCCCCAACCACTATCCTTATTGGATGATTGGTTTTTAATATCTCGGCGGGCACGCTCAGTTAAATTCATAATAAAGCACCAACGTTTTATTTTGGTGTATTCTTTTTTGGTTTCTTAATTGGCTCTGGTGTAACCTCAACAGTTGGGTCGGTTAATGTGCCCTGGCTTATTAATAATTCAGCCGTACCAGCATGTAATAAATCTTCGTTAATGCTTTGCCCTCGGTATCTTTTAATGCCGCGGCTAACATATAATTCATCAACATTAACTATTAAATCTCTTCCCATTTTTGTAAAAAACAAAGGGGCTTTACGCCCCTTCATTATATTATTAAGGCTTTATTAGCCGGTTTAACTTTTTATTACGCAACAGCGGTACGCGTAACCGTTTGGTCAATTGCAATTGGCACACATAATGGCGCACTCTCAACATCTAACACACGGCTTTTACTTCTGCGCTCAACATAGTCACCATAAACAAACTTGCCAACTAATGGTTGTTGACCTGGCTCTAACAGTTGAGGCACTGCGCCATAAACTGTTTGGAATTTTGGGTTTAACGGAACTAATACCGCTTTTTTAGCATCCAAATAAGGAACAGAAGCCTTAATTGTACCATCGGCATTTAAAGTGTCGTATGATTGTGGGTATGACCACAATTGCACTTTAAATGAGCCGGCTGTAATAATGCCATGAAATGCCGCACCTTCTGAGTTTCTAACAGGGCCTTGAACTGCATCCAATGCCATGTTAAATAAATTTTGGCGTTTTTGGAAAACATCATTAGCTAATAAATCCGCTAATGCTTTATCACCAAGAAAATAATTAAAAACAGCATCGCCAGATTTACCAACGGTACGTAAAAAATTACAATCATCCGCAATTTGTTTGAAAGGGTCAACCCCAGTGTTTGCCCAATAGTTACCAGCACCGGCATTTGTAAATGATTCGGCTTTACGTTTATAATCGATATAAACACTTCCATCTTCATTAAACACTTTACCAGTTGTAATAACATCAGCCGCCATTTTTTCAATTGCACGCTCAATTGTTTCACGACAAATCATCATGTTGTCAACTGTTTCCTCAACTAGTGCCGCAAAAATTTCCGCGCTAATTACACCAACGCCAGAGAAAAGGGCGTTATACAATTGTAGTTTTGTCATATCAAACCACTCGCGGAAATAAAGTGGCTCGCGTAATTTTTCAGACGATTTACTAAATTCATTTCTGTTACCATCAGTACCACGAATAACAGGCGAAGCAACACGCTCTTTTGTGCGTTGCGTTGCTGTTGATACCAATAAAGTTGGTACAACTTTTTCTGTGAAAAGTGAACGGATTGCGCCAGTTGGCGTGATGCGTTCTTTATAAACAGCGGTTACAGCTTTTGTGAACTGACCTTGTGCTTCTTGTATTGGAATCGTTTTTGACATACAGCTTTTTATTTAGTTGTTCGTTTAATTTTTTATTTTAATTATCGTAACCAGTGTTATCGATAGAGTTAATCAATCTTAATCCCGCTTGGTGGATTAAATCTTCAAGCCTTTGGCTACCAACCGTAGTTTCAAAATTATCAGTTGATAAATCAAAAACAATTTTGTTTTTGTTAACATCACCATAATTGCAAAACTGCATATTTTCAATAATAGCACCGCCATCAACAACATAATCGTCCGCCAAAATACCCATTGGGATTTGTGAACCATCACTGTATGTTGAGCGCATTGGTTTAATAAACCCAGTTGAGGCAACGCGGCCCATAACCGTACCAGCTAAAATTGTCACTGAATCATAAGCTGAGTTATTATATTTCGCTTTAGAGAAACGATTTTCATATAAAAAGATTTGTGCTAAATCTGTTTTTACGTGTAATTCTCCACCGGTATTTGTGCTTGTTTGGCTCATTTTTATAAATATTAAAAATTATTTTTTATTTTTTATTTTGATTTAACCCCGCAAAATGTTAACGCTTCAGCTAAGAAATCGGATGTTTGTTTTTCCTTTTCTGTTTTTTCTTCAGCTGAAATCTGTTCAGTTTTTAATGCGCCTGGGTTAGCTTTTTCAATATTAGCTAACACACCTTTTGTGATGCGAGCGGTTGCTAACTCGGTTTTTTTCTCTTCAGAAAGTTCCTCACCTTTTGCAATTCCTTCAATGGTTTGTTTTAAATCCACATCAGCAAATGCAATGTGTGCTAAAACACGGTTACGCTCTTTGGTTACACCGGCTGTAACGCCAGCATCATTTCCAATTTTTACCGCCTCAGCATATACCGCTGGGTGTTTTTCTTTTAAATCAGCTAAAGTCATGATTGTATTTTTAGGTGTGTTTGTGATTGTTTCTTCTGAGCTAGCGGCAATATTAAAACGATTATACATCGCGTCTATTTCCGTAACCGATAATTTTGTGATTTTGTTTACTAAACCAATTTGTTTTGCTTCTTTGGCATTAAGTACAACATCCAAACGAGCGTCCGGATTAAAAATATCTTCAATACCAACGTTTTTTAATTCTTTTAGTTTATCAAAGTTTAGTTTTTTAGACATTTTTGTTTTTAAATCTTTATTAACATTATCTAAAAACAATTGGTCTTCCGGACTCGATACATACATATCGGCACGGTGTAAAATAAATTTTGATGTTTCTAATGCCTCAACCTCATTTGCAAACAGCAACATAAACGCTGACATGCTTGCCGCCCAACCATCTACTTTCATTAGGATATTGCCCTCAGCTTCTTTCATCTTTGCAATAATACCCCAACCAGCAAATACATCACCGCCTGGTGAGTTAACACGGATAACGATATCGCTTCCCGCATTTTCTTCCATTTTGGAAATTATATCTTGTGCGCTGTAATTGCTCACATTTGTATATAAATATAATTCTTTTGCTTTTGGCATGGTGTAAAAATAGTTTGTTTTATTTATTTAATTTATATTTGTCCCCAAATTGGGGACATTTTTCAGCATGGCAATAAAAAACGAAAAAATAAAAAGCGAGTATCCAGAGATAAGAACTCGCAACATAAAACCTAATGTAAAAAAACAATTAAAAGCCGCGGCGGTTAAAGAGGGTTATGATTGTTTTAATGATTTTATGCGAATTGAAATCACACAAATCAGAGATAAATATCTCTTAAAATACCCAGAATTAAAATCAATAGGTTAATCTTTTTTAGTTGCTGGCGCTTGTGGTGGTGCCACTGGAACAGCTTCTAGTTTTTTGGTTTTTGCAAACTCTAATTCATTAGCAAATTGTAAAATATTTGCCTCTGATTCCATGCCTCCCAAACTCTCTGTTGCTTCCTCAACTGTTGTCAACGGCATGTGTGCCGCCAGGGGCCCAAGTTTCATTCTAACCGCCTCAACCTCTTTTGTTGGGTCAATATGTGGTACCGGTGTACCTACAAAACGCGCGGTACGATAAGCCCCTAATACATATTCATTTTTGTTTGCAATAGCCTCAATAAATCCAGGCGCTTTTATTTTGCCTTTTAAAACCATTACCATTAACCAATATTCATATATTGGTTTGTAAAATTGTTTTGAAAAATCATCACGTGTAACTAACAAAGTATTTTCCCAATCTTTAATTGCCGCGCGCGATGCTGAGTAATTGTCATCATACTTTTGCATTGCAATATTGTATGGCATACCAATTGCCGCACATACTAAATGGATATTAACCGTGAAAAAATCTTTAAAATATAAATCGTTCTTACTGTCAACAGATTTTAACTCTGAGCCAGGCGCCATATTAAAAACTTGTTTATTTGTAGTAACCGCAATATTATCCGCTAATATTTTTCCATCATCAGTTTTTGGCGTTTTATTACCACCAGCATCAAATGATTTAGCGGCTATTTGTGTAAATGGATTCGCACTCTCAGCATTAAGATTATGTGCAACATACATAATAATTTTTGCGCGTTCCTCAGCACTACCCAATGTAGCATCAGAATATCTGTCAAGTTTAGCCAGCTTTTCCAATATAACACCAAGTATAGGCATTCCCCTAGTGCTATTTAATCGATACTCATTACATGTAACTAAAAACGCACACTGTAAATCCGTACCGGTTATCTCAGCACTAATGCGTTCCATTTTATACTCAGCGGTGCGTATATGGAATGCAACATGTTTACCGCTTGCGTCTTTTTCAACACCAGCACAAATAACATTACCATTTTCTAATTTGTATTCCTCTTCGCCGCCGGCGGGTGAACAAATATGTTGGGCATCTATTAATTGAATATTAATATCACCATCCACAAAACGTTGCACAACTAAAACATCGCCGCCAATCATCGCGTTTTTATAGGCAACTTTTGAAATTGATGAAAGGTCTTTCATTTTAGAGTAATCGGTTTTTTTGTTACTCTTAAACACGCTAAAATAAGCCTCAACCTCTTTTGAAAATTTATTAGTATCAATCTTTATGCCTTCTAATTCTAAAACGCTTTTCACTGGTTCTGATTGTAAACGTAAACCCTTACCAATTACCCAACCTAAAAACCTATCAATAACAATTTTTGAAACATCGCTTGTGGTGTAAGATTGCCAAGAACGCTGGCGCAATGCCGTGTGGTCAATTCTATAAATTTTAATTGGCCCAGCCTCACCAGTATTTTTTTCGCCGGTGTAAATATCTGTAAATAACCCGCCACGTTCCCAATTACCGCCGAACATAAACGGGCCTTGTTCTTTATTACTAAACCAATTTTGTGGGTTTAACTTTGATAATATTTCTCTTACTGTTGCCATTTTTTTAACCTCGGCCAAAACCGGTACCATTTAAATTACTACCATCAACAAAACGTATCACGCCACCGCCACCAAGTTTTCTTCTATACATATTTAATAATGTTTCCAACGCCTTAATTGAGGCGGCAACCTGGGCGGCACTTTTGTACATTGTTTCAACTTTGGTTTGCCCATCATCTAACATGTAACTGGAAATATCATCGTTTACCGCCGCTTTTTCTAGCGTAACAAAAAGGGCGGTTATAACTTTTTCAATCGCCGCAATTTTTGCTTCCACTGTTGTGGCGCTGGCCAAGTATTCCGATGTTGATAAATAAAGTACCATACTACAAATATATAAAATTAATCGTTGGTTTTAATTTTGGTGTTTTTGACTTTGCTAAAATCGGACGTATTAGGTATTTGTGTTGAGATTGTAGGCGATACAACAATAACCGGAAAGTTAGTCGGGTGTACATGCGTTTTATACTCTGTTAATAAATCATTGTGGGACTTTTTTAATGCGTCCAACTCTGTTTTAAGCTCATTATATTTAACGGCGTAATTTGTATTTCCTAATAATTCAAGCGTACCATCGTTTTTTAACCACGTATAACCCTTTTCAGTACCTTGTGCATCCGTGGCAAACAACCGTATTTCGCCAACCTCAGCTTTTTGATTTTTTACTAAGTACCCAATAATATACGCTTTGCCCTTCTCTTTACTCTCAGCATAAAGGGCAATCATATCTTTCGTTGGGTTTGAATCAATACCATACGGCATACCTTCCATTGGGGTTTGCACATCTGATTTTCCGTAACGTGTTATTTTTATTAACCGGCGTTTTAGATTATCAAATTCTGTTGATATTATTTTACCTAATGTAATCATTTTTTAACCCTTCCCCAATTCTTATGCGCATCAACAAAAATGTTTTTTACCTCATCATTATTATAAACCGCCTCTGGAACGCATGTAATTTTTGCAGTCATTTTTTCATTATCGCCCGTGTACTCAACATCCTCAACAAAAAAATTAACCTTATTATATAAATAATTTTCTGGGCTTTTTACACTTACAACACTACGCGGGCGAATTATTTTACTGTCAATATCCCAGCGGTCAATGCTAATTACACACTTAACGTTTTTTAATTCCTCGGCTAAGGCTTGCCGCGCAAATTCTTGTGTCGTTACATCCGTACCAGTTGTTTGTGTAATTACCTTTGGGCGCTTTATTATAGGGCAATACGGGTTTTTTATTGTGTACTCACCAGCGTTACCCTCATCCTCATCCGCTTGCTTTACAACTGTTATGTGTGAGTGTATGGCTTGGCCATTAAAAGACACCATTATTTCAGTTGCCGGCATACCATCCTCAAAATGTGCGATTGGTGAGCGCTTGCCCTTTTCGCGTGTAAAAACAATATCACCATTTTCGTTATGCGTCATTATAATATGACGTTGTATGCACAACTCAGTTAAATAATCTTTAATGGTTTGTGTGGCACTTGCTGTTGTTTTATCAATAGCCGCATTCATTGCCTGAGATACTTCCGGCTCAATAACAACTTTTAATTTAAAGTAGGCGGCTATTTGCCTAACAATTTCCGCTAAACTTAATCCGCTTTTTTCTAATGGGTATAAATCTGGGGGTATTTGACAATCCTCAAATTGCCCTGGCTTTGAGTAACCCGCAATCTCAACTAATTGTTTTTGATTATTACGCTTTAAAACGTTTCCTAAAATGTACCCAGTAATTAATTTTTCGCCGTTGTGTTCTAATATTGCTTCATGAAAGTGGCTAATACAAATTGTTTCCGCATGCTCTCTATTAAAGTGGTCAAAATAAATCCTAAAAGCAAAAGTTGACGCAACCGAATCGTGTTTTAAATTCACGACAAAGTTGTTAAAGTATTTTACATTGGTTACACCTAACCGATGGTCAATTTTTAGATTCATTTTTTAAACAATATTCGCAACACTATTAGTAATTATGTAATGACTTTTGCAACCAAAACGATGAGCCAATGAAGGGTTTACAGAAAACTTTCCGTTTTTCTCAGTTATCCACCACTCACCTGGGCAAATAGGTATTGGCGCTTTCATGCCGCACCCGCATACACACAAATGATTTGCTACTTTATATTTTTCAGAATAATAAAACTTTCCAAATTCCATGTCCTCTGGAATATAGTCTGTTTTTATTAATTCTAAAGGAACTTGTTTTAAAGTTTTCATTATATATAATAAACAATTTTACGTCCCTTTTTTAATTGTAAAATATCATTTGGCCCCATGTTGTTGTTTTCCATCAACTCAACCATGTTATTGTCCGCCTCATCAAGTGAGTATAACCGGTGAGTTAATAAAATTAAATTGGTGTCCTCTTCTAAATACAAAAAACGTTCTTTACGAGAACTAAGCGCAATCAATTCTAAATTAGATATTGTTAAATTAAACAAATTATCTAACTGAATAATTGTTGTTGCATCCGGCATAAAACTTAATGGGTTGCCACCATTTAACCCTTGTAACGAATCCAAATCCTCAATATACCTATTGTATTGGTCAATTAATTTATCAATGATTTTAAACACACTACTAGCATTGGTATAATTACCAACCAAAGGCGTTACAGCGGCTTGGCACATTGTTGAGATAAGCGCGTTGGCTTGAATCATATACAATTGTTTAGCACCAACCGTTGTTAAAAATGTAACCGTGTTTTTTAAATCATTGTACTGGTCAATTAATGTGTTTAATCGTTGCTCAGTTGATTGGGCAAATAACGCCGGTTTATTTATCATTGCAATCGTTGTCCTTATTGCAAGTAAAGGCGTGGCGGTGGCGGTATTAATATAGGCACTAGCCGTGGCAAAGGCGTTATTATAGGCTTGAAACTCTTCTGGTATTGAGATTAATGGCACGCCCTTTGCGTACATACTAGCCGTGGTATTTTTTAATCTCGTAACATCGCTTGGGCCAATTGTACCGGTAAATGCCAACTCTAAATCTGTGTCTAAAATTTCTTTTAAACGCGGTATTTGGTCAATTGCGTCAGCTGTAACAACAGGATTATTTTCAGCTATTGTTTCAATAATAATACATGTTAGCTTACTAACATTTAGTAAACTATTATCTTGTAATATTGAAGGTATTTGTACGGTTAACGTGCCGTAAAAAGGATGTTGAAAGTTTATTGCCCGTTCATCGTTGCAAGATTTTTCAAACGCCTCGGCTGTTGCCAAATGGTTTTCGCCTTGAAAAAACAAATCCATCATTAACCGGCGCCCTTTACGCTTGCTCTTTTTTACGAGTGTACCCTCTTTGCCAATAAAATCAAACTCAGCAAAATTCCATTCGGTTTGTTTAGACGCGCGTAACCAATTCGGTTTGTACTCTTTGCCGTCTGGGGTGGTGATAATTAAATCATTTTTTATAAGGTCTAACCAACTCATTTGAATTTTGCAATTTGCCGCAACGCTTCATCAATATAAAACTTCTCAATTTTTTTATGCGTTTGCATAGATGCATCGTGCATAAAATGTGTCGCGTGTACGCGCACGCTTCTATTCTTTTTAAAACTGTATAACTTTGTTTTTTTAAATATAGTGTCTTTACCTTGCCGGCGTACACTATCAATTCTATAAACAACTTTTCCAGCTAATAGCAAACCACCCTTGCCAACAAACTCAGCACTTTTAATTAATTTTTCAGCAAAATTTTTACCACGGGCATTCTTTACGTTTTTTAAATTGTTAAGGTTTTTTAACCGAGCGTTGGCCCTAACTTTTTTATTAAAACTGTTTCCAACGCGCGCGCCTGGTAATGGAATAAATGATTTATGAGATATTGTTCCGCCCTCTTCTTGCTGTTCTAATTCTTGCACGGCGGCATTGGGTTTATCTCTCAAATTATTTTCTACAAAACCAACTGTTGATTTCATTGCATTAATATTGAAACCGGTGGCGTTTTCAAACTTACTGTTAGCTATAAAAAATCTTGGGTCGCGCTCAACAAAAGTACTACGCGCTTCCTTTGGCATCGTTTTAGTTTTTAAATCATACGCAGATTTATTTAACGCACCGCGTATGGCACTTGGAAAAGCTGAGCGCGTCAACTTTTCAAGTTTTACAGTGTATTTAACAACCTCGTTTGTATTTACATTTAATACCGGCATATTAATCTAATGGAAATACAATGTTAATTCCAAACTTTTTATTACTTGTTGCGGGGCCATCCATTGAAACCAACCCCGCTGAATTTATTCTAACAGCCATAACAATGCCAGAAGATGACACTAAATCATATACTGTTGTATATACGCTTCCCGTTGGACGATAACCAACTGGTAATGTAAAAATAGATGTTGCCGCGCACGCGCCTGGGTTTTCAAATTCACCGCGTAAGCAAACTAAATTATCAGCACCATTTATTTTTTTAAATTCAAAAGGAGAACCACCACCATATTGTTGCCAGCCCGATTGGTATGCTGGTTCGCCAGCCGCGCCAACCAAGTGCCAACTATCATTAGTGACTGGGACAAATGCCGAGGCATCAAATCGTGAAGTTACAACCCAACCAACACCAAGTGTTGATTCCAGTGTTATGCAATCCCCATCATCTAATTGTATAACAGAACTTGGGTAAACAGTATCCCCGCCATTGGCCTGTATAGTAATTAAACCAGGTTGTTGTTTTTGTATATGAATAGATTTACCAGAGCTGTCCGCATCACTTGGCGGCAATGTATATGTGCCAGTGCCGGCGTAATTAATAATATTTAAACAGCCTAAATTAGCTTCGGTATATGAAACAGTTGAAGTTGTATCAATAACAATTGGTCTGTCAATTTGTTGGTAACGAGATTCTACAATCCAACCAAAACCAAAATTTACTAATACAACAGAATCACCACCACGTAAAATTATATCCTCAGCCGGTGTTATTGTATCAGACCCATCAGGTAAAACATTAGTTATGCCAGTACCTAATTTCATTAAAACAATTCTTTGTAAAAGAGTTGGCACGGAAATTGGCGGCAATGTAAAATCAGCATCACCATTTAGTTGCATAATAGAAAGTGCGCCGTAATCTGCATCCAATAATGCTGTATTTGAGTTATAAACATTAATGCCGGTATATTGATTGGCAACAGCTTTTAATGCCTCATAATATTGAAAACCATTAGTTGCATTTTCTGGCAAACCATTTGGTGTAATACCTGATTTAAATAATAGGCGCGCAAAAAACTGATGAAAATCGGCATACGTATTTACATCAACTGGCGTGCCATCACCAAGACCAGTTTCATTTTTTATATTTCCGTATGGGTAAGTCCCTGTTGGGGCTAATACGTTCTGTTTATTTTCTAATTTAATTGCCATTGTTATGTAAAGTTAATGAATAAAAATGCGACTGTTTGTGCGGGTTTTAATTTTAATACCATTTGCCTAAACTCTTCTTCTCTGGCGGCTGGCACGGCGGCAAAACTTCCCAACGGCGAACCACTAATAAAAAATGTTGCATGTAAAGTGTCACCAATATCAAAATAATAATCTTTTGTTTTATCAATAAAATTAGCAATCTTATTATTGTAAAATTTACCGTGGTGTATGCCCGTTCCGTGATTAAACATTCCGTGCCTAACAGTTGTATAAAACGGTGTGGCGCTGGTTAATTGAGCTGGCCAAAGAGAAATATATCCATCTGGATAATACGTTAAAAATCTATTTTCATAAACATAAACATTAAAGCCAGCGGCTTGTAATTGTTCTTGTAAATATAAATAATGCCCCTTTGCTGGGTTAACGCCTGGTTGATTTAATTTTCTCTTAATTGCGGCTTTGCGGTCTGCTAAAGAAACCAAAGGGTTAGTAATTAATCCAAGCCTTCGTTCCCAATCCTCAGCATCCGCAACGGTAAAATTTGTATTATCTGGCAATAAACTATTTTTTATACTAATAGCGTCCGAATACGCTTGGGTTTCGCTAACCGATAAAGCGCGATGTAATTTATCAAAATAGCCGCCAAATGGCATCTTAAAAGCGCGGCCAGTTGGATAAAGCTGTTTAGTTAATTTGAGTATTGTATCTTTAATGTCCGCCATTTTTTAAGTATAACTAACAGTTGCTAAATATGGGATATTTCCCTCAACAAATTTATATGAAGTAATTGGCACCGAATCGACTTTTACAATTGGTGTACTAAAAGATGCGCCAGGTTGTTGTGAAACAATTGTCGCAATTATTTTATTAACATCAATAGTATCGTTTTTACTTGCAATTACATCACAAGAATCGACAAACGGACGCATTGCATTAACAGCGGCGGTTATTGCGGTTAATAACGTGGCTTGTATTGCGGGGGTTAGCCCAATAAAATCAGGTATTTCAATATCAATTTGTTTAATTGTTACTGGTAAATAATGTACTTGGAAAACACCAAGTGGTCGGCGACCTCGCTCATTAATTGGCAACGTAACATCAGGGTCAAACTCAATAACATCTTCCACATCCGATAATAAAGATGCGGTTGGCGTTCCTTTTCCGTCTGATGAATCGGCGATGGTTGCCTCAACATATAAATTTATTTCCGCGGGTGCGTTGCTCTTTGCGTATGGGTAAACTATTTTTACACCTTGTGCATCCGCGGCCCACAACCGGTAATCAGTTGCCGCGCCACCTTGTGGTTCAAGGCGAAAAGAATCTAAAATATCTTTTCTATAATCCTCTATATCCTCGGCGGCTAATGGCTCAGTAATTGTATTGGTTACTTTTGCTGATTTATCAACCAATGCAATTGGTGCTGTAACTGTTAATGTATCGTTTATATTTAATCGGGCATCCGTGCCAGCGGTTAACGCACGTAATTGTATTACGCCGGTTGTACTAACAAATAAAAAATCGTTTTCTAGCTCATAAAGAAAACCAGGGCTTAATGAGGTATCATCACTTTTAAAAACTGTTAACGCTTTAATGGTGGCACCAATTGAACCAGTGACAGCAACCTTATATTTGGCGGCTTGGGGCGGGGATGGATTTCGGTTAATTTTTACGCGACCAAAACGCTCTAATGTTCCACCAACCGATTCGCTTTGCGCGGTGTCTGGAAAAATGTTTTGTTGCAACTTTGCAACTTGCAAATAAAATAATTTTAGTTTAGCGGCTTGCACGGATGCAACAGCGCGTAAAAACACTTTACCAAATAATGAAATACTAACACCGTATTCGGTTTGTAAATCATTTAAAATTGAGTCATAAAGCTGTTTAGTTGTGGGGATAGTTATCATACAAAAAAGTCATCATTAAAGTCAACAATCCAAAAATCGCCAGTTGCCGATTTTCTGAAGCCAACAATTATTATTTTTTCATCTTCGCCGGGTACTACAATTATTACTTTGGCTTTAAATCTGTCATCAGATTCAATGCTTACATCAACTGATAGTTGAGCACCAAAATCTTCTGACAAAAATTCAATATCTTTTTTCATTGCGGTTTCCAGCTCAATACGCCCTTCGCTTGTTACCGTTACTTTATCTAATTTTGCTTCGGTTAAAGAGTTAAATTGTTGAGAAGGAAAACCGCGCATTAATAAATCATTAGCCCAATAATCAAATGATTGTGCTGTGTTACGACCAATAATTGTAGATTGTTTTTTATTACCACCAAACCATGCTAAATAACACTGATTTTCTATTGACAAAACAGTCAATAAATCACTAGTGCCCAACACTAAGTCGCCACCATTTCCGTTTTCGTGTATAGCTAAATCCAATCCCATTACTTAGCGGTCATCATTGTTGATGTCGTTTTAATTTTTACAAAATCGTTGTTACTTGATGCCTCGGTTGTGCCCTCTGGTGCTTTAATATTTATATCAACCGATGCATTATTTGTTTGTGTAATAATATCATTAACACTAGCTTGGCGCCCAGCTTCTTTTTTATCAATAGCTGGTTTTTGCATTGGCTCATTTATCCAATCAAACGGTGCCACACTTGCGCCTGGCATATTACCCATGCTTAATGCCTTTGTTTTAAAATCTTCTGAATTTGCAAATCTGTTACCAGCAAACTCAAACGCCGCACCTGGTTTACTAACCGCCTCAGCTTTGCCACTTAATACGTTTAATCTTTCCATCGCTTTATCTTTTTCAGCTTGCACCGGTGAATTAAGTCCGGTTTGAACCTCAGCTAAACCAGCAATAATAGATTTTTTACTATCAGTAATTGCCATTTTACGCGCCTCTTCTTTTGACTTACCGAGCGATAAATATTTCTTTTCTAAATCTTGTACCGCAAACGATTCGTCTTTAATCGCTTTTTTATGCTCAGCTTCTTTTTTCGCAATTGCTTCCAATTGTTTATACGCATCATAAACAGCGTACACCGCCAACGCTAATGCACCCAGAGCAATTACAACTAAACCAATTGGGTTTGCCGCCATTGCCGCGTTTAAACTTAATTGGGCTGGTGTGGCGCTTTGTAATGCCACTGTATATGCGGCTTGGGCAAAGGTTAAACCTTGTGTTGATGCTACATACTTAATCATGTCGACTAAGAAAAACGCATTGCTTATTACTCTGTATGCGGTTGTGGCAATCTTAGCCGCAATAATTGCACCCTTAAAAATTAAAAACCATTTAACGGTGGTTGTAACAACATTAATTATTGTGCCCAAATTATCGGTTACAAATTTCAAACCGCGCTTAATTAAATCTAACCCCTTAGCCGCATCTTTATTTGTAGTAATCCAATTAATAAATTTATCTTTTAAACGCTCTATTGACTTAGCAAATGTTGCTGAGTTAATAGCCGCCGATGTTTCCGCGGCGTTTGTTGCCGTAACACCTTTTGTAAATTGATGGAATAATTCGGTGTTGTTTAATAATACCTGGCCAGTGTTAATACCAGTTTTACCAAAAACTTTATCTAAGAAAATGTTTTTTTCTTTTTCAGTTTTTAGTTTATTCATTTTTTTAGACGCTTGGTCTAATGCGGCGTTGATTGTAAACTGACCATTTACATAACCTAAACCAGCTTTTTGTAAATTAATAATTGCCGATTTTAATTCATCACCGGCAACCGAACCAAACTTACTTTTGCGGGCCATTGTTTGAATTAAGCCAACAGATTCTTCAATAGTAATATTATTTGCGGCGGCAACCGAACCAAAGTTTGTGAATGCCTCGGCGGTTTGTGCAATACTAGAAGCACCAACAGCGGTACCAGCCGCCAACACGTTAATTGTTCTATCAGCTTGGTCAGCCGCAAAATTAAATTGGTTCATAATACCAACTAAACTTTCAGCACTTGGGCCAAGCTCTTCGCCTGATGCCTCAGATAAAGTTATAACCGCCTTAGTTACTTTTTGGATTGCCTCTGGGGTTTTTGCAAAGTCAGCATTTAACCCAGCAATTTTTTCAAATGAGTTTGCAACCTTAACCGATGATTTACCGGTTTCGTTTGCTAAATCGTTTATCGCTGTTTTATATTTCTCAAACTCGGCGGGCGTTTTATCAGACACAATTGTGCGGAAAGATGCCACCGCGGTTTCATACTCTTTGAGTGCGTTAACGCCAAAGGTTATACCACCAATAATTGCACCGGTTAAAACGGCGGCACTTGCAAAAGATAAAAGTTGTTTACCAACAGATGAAAGTGTTGGGGTGAGTTTATTAAAAACTCTTTCCGCGCGCGCGATACCGCCCTCAGCTTTAGTTGCAAAATCATGAACGGCCCCAGTCATTTTTTTCATGGGGGCGCTCATTTTATCAATGGCACTAAATATGGTTGGTACTACAAACATTATTTTTTTGTTGCATCGGTTGTTTGTGTTTTTGGTGTTGTTTCCTCTATGTCATCGTACCAAAATTCTAATCCTAATTCATCAATATTATCAATAAAAAAGCTACCCAGTTCACTAGGTAGCCAATGCAAGTCACGAACAATTGTCTTTATTATATTATTTAAACTCTCTTCGCCTAAATAATTAAACGCCGTAATGCTTACCGCTATCCTCCAATCTTCCGTATCTAAATTAGTGAGCCAATCGCACCACTTAATTTCTATTTGCTTACCAACTGGCTTATAAAATAAGCGCCGGTAAGCTATACGAAAAAAAGCGTTATCGCTTGGGCAACTGACATATCTTCCGAATCTAACTTCTCAAAAACTAATTTAGGTTTTGAGGTTAATGCCGCCATATAAGCAATAAATCGAGCATCGCCATCACCACTTGCAACACCACGTAAATGTCCTTTAACGTTGGCATATTGTAAGCGCGGTTTGTACTCTAATGTTTTAATTGGGTCTTCCGCGCCCTCTGGTGGGAATTTTAAAGTATGAACAAAAATGTGGGTTTCAGATTGTAATGTTAAAACACCTTCTGAAACCGCATCAATTAAAACCTCAACATATTCTTTTTGGGTTTCTCTTTTCTTTGGGCTAATTTTTTTATGGTCTAACCACTGTTCAACTTCTTTTTCCGCGACTTCTCTACTTACTTTACTCATATATCAATTTAAAATTAAAAAATTACGCTTGAATTTTCCACTCACCATCACCAGCCATTTTCAGTGCAAAGGTAGCATTATTCCAATTACCTTTTACATCACCAACCGGTTTACCTTTACCACCATAAACAGAACCGTTTGAGTGAGAAATAGTAATATCTGATTGTACTGGGTCGCCAGCTAATGCGGCGATTGCATGCAAGTTTAAATCTTGGTTACTGTCCCATGCCAAAGTTGTTTCCAAACTTGGACGAGTGCGGTTCATTTGGTCAATCATTTGGCCAGCACCATCGATTCCATCATCAGAATCTTGTGAGCGAAAACCACCTGGGTCTAACGTACTGTCAACACCGGCTTTTGGATAAACAGTTAATGTTCCTTTTGTTGGATGATTAAAAGTGATTTCTAAAATATCACCACCGATTGCGCGTCCCATAGTATTTAATTTTTAAATTAATTTTTTGTAGCGAGAAAAGGATTCGAACCTCCGACCTCCAGAGTATGAGTCTGGCGAGCTAACCACTGCTCTATCTCGCAATATATTTTTTATACATTACCAAAATTGAATCCCGCCTCAACAGTTGTTGAAAGTACACGGCCCACGCCAGTACGTTTATAAGGGAAATTTGTTTCTAAACGGTCAGGGTTTACACCACTAAGGGTTACAACCAAGCCAGATTTTGAAAACTGAGTATCGGCAATTAAGGCGCGTTTACCTAAATCATCAAACATGCCGCCTAAAACTTGCTTCCATGTTTTTGGCTTAACAACTTTTGATGCCGTAACAGTATCATTATCGTTTGCTAAAACGTGGTCAACAACATAAGTTTGTTGTAAATTAAAGTATGTAAAGAACACATTAAAGTCAACAATTAAGTTACGCACATAACGGTACTGAGGCGGGTTCTCACCAACCTTATGATATGTAGTTACAAAATCTTGTACCATATATAAACCACCAACTAAATCAACAGTTGAACAACCTTTTTTCACAATTGCATCGCGGTTATTATAATCAGCCATAGAGCCAATTGAGGTTGGGGTCGGCATGTCTTGGTATGTTTTACCCTCAACATCTAAATGCGGTGTATCTTGTGCCGTGCGAGCGCATAATAAAGCCATGTTTGCCGCCGCTTCCATTGGCCAACCTTTTGATAACGGCGCCGGTGCAACCGCAATGGTTACATCATCTTGGCGTGTATCTGTAATTGCACTTGGGTCGTCCGAAGTTGAACCAGATATTGCAATTAAAGGTTTCATAACAATAGCGGTATAGCGACCAGTTGGATTTTCTGGGTCAGGCTTGCCGTTAAATGCTTCCAATGCGCTCATTACTGATGGCACTAAACCATAACTGTTAATAACAAGCGTGTTCCAAATAGCGCCAAATTGAGCAAGGGCACCCGCAACCGATGGCGTTTGTGCGCCAGCTGAAACGGTTGTAAACGCATAGCTAATGCCACAATCGTTTCCATTATCGACTATTGAAATATCTAAATCATTAGCCGTAAACCCACGCCATTTAGTTTCAAAACGCGCTTCGTAATCGTAATCCGTACCAATAACCGGTGCGTTTAAAACGTTGTTTACAACGTCCGCCATTTTAGCAACAATATCACCAACAGTGTCGCCCTCAACAATAGCAACATCATAAGATGCGCTATCTAAACCAGTACGCCCAGCAATTTTTAATGTGTGCGTGCCGTTATCGGTTGCCGTTCCAGTTGGAACAATTTTAATAATTTTAGGGGTTGCGCCAGAGGCTTCGGCTTGTGGGTAAACAACAACAGGAATGCCACCAATACCACCACCAGATTTTGGAAATAAAATACGGGCAATAATTTCTATTGGCGAGCCATAACCATAAAGTTCACCAGCTTGCTGAGCCGATGTAATTGCTTTGGCGTTTGTATCTAATGTGGCTTGATTTGCGTAATTAGCTTCGGCAAAAATAGCAACACGTTGTGGTAAATTTGCACCAACTGTTTGGAAATTTCCTTTTGCTAATTTGTATCCTATAATGCGGGATATTCTTTCTGAGCCGACTGCATCTGATGACATAATAAATATTTTAGATTAAAAATAAGTTGTGGTAAAAATAATTTAATTTAAAATAATAGTTATATATTTGTCCCCAAATTGGGGACATTTTGGATTCTATAAAGCTCGGCATAATAATACCAGACAGAGGGGACAGACCCTTGTTTTTGCGAAATTGTCTTCGCATGATTGAGGCTCAAACTTTTAAGCCAACAATTATTGAGCTTATTAATGAGCCGCCAAAAACAAATGATTGCGATATTACTTACCGGTACCGCACGGGGTACGATAAATTAAGGAATAAAGGGTTAGATATTATTGCCTTAATGGAAAACGATGATTTTTATTCGCCTACCTATTTGGAAACAATGGTTAATGAATGGGTTAAACGTGGGCGGCCTCAATTACTCGGTACGGATTATACAATATATTACCAAATTGAGTTGTTTGGTTATATGACCATGCACCATGTTGAACGTTCCAGCGCAATGAGTACATTAATAAAACCGGACATGGATTTTAAATGGTGTGCGGATACTGTTGCGTACACTGACATGTATTTATGGAATGAGGCGGGATTAATTGGCGAAATATTTCACCCTGATAAACACATTTGCATTGGCATTAAACATAATGTGGGTTTGTGTGGTGGCTATGCTCACAACCCTAAAAAATTATACCGTTATACTGAGCGCGACAACAACAAAGATTTTTTACGTGCTAATATGGATGAAAAAAGTTTTGAATTTTACTCAAATTATTTTAATCAAAAACCCTAAATATGAAAACAGTAATCACATTATTACACCCATCGCGCGGTCGCGCAAAAAAGGCTAAGGCAACATTAGAAAATTGGCTAAGTAAAGCAAGTGGTAAACACCATATTGAACACATTTTGTCGCTCGATTTAAGCGATAAAACTTACCTAGATTATGTTGAGGAATTTAAATACGTAAAAGGCTCGGCGGGTATTTGTAGCGACAACACGTGTGTTGTTGAGGCAACAAATAAAGCCGCGGCACAAGCGCGGGGGCATATTTTGATTTATTTATCTGATGATTTTAATTGCCCAGAAAATTGGGATGAATTAGTTGTAAATAAATTCAAGGGTCGTATGAATGAACCAGCTTTATTAAAAGTTGTGGATTGCATACACGCATACGAAGTTGGTGTGCTCACAATACCAATTATGAACATGGCAATGAAAAATAAACTTGGGTATTTTTGGCACCCAGGTTATCGCTCAATGTTTGTTGATGAAGATTTATATTGGGTATGCACAAACAATGGTTGGATTATCGATGGGCGCGAATTACAATTCCCGCATGAACATTGTTGCGTTGGAAAAGCTGAGCGGGATGAAACGTACATCAGAAGTGAAGCCAATTGGGATAGTGGTAAGGCGTTTTTTGCAGAAAGAAAATCACAAAATTTTCCGGTTTAATATGAGCATTTTATTATCCATTTTAATTCCAACTTTGCCAGAGCCAGACAGGGTTGAGTTTTATAAAAAATTAGTTGAGCATATAATAGAAACTTGCCCGCCAGAATATTCGGACAGGATTGAAATTATAACAGATGACCGCCCGCGGGCGGGTAAACATGGCGGTGTATCTACTGGCTTAAAACGTGACGCGCTTTATCAAAAAGCCAATGGCGAATATAGTTGGCCAATTGATGATGATGATTGGTTATTTCCAAATGCAATTAAAAATGTTTTTGAGGCGTGCTTAACGGGCGCTGACGTTATAGGTATTAATGGGAAAATTACTAGCAACGGCGGCAATGAACGTTGGTGGGAAATTCGTTTGGGTCATCCTTTTGTTGCTGAGATAAGAGATGGAAAAGAGTATTATTTAAGACACCCAAACCATATTACACCAATGAAAACGGCAATTGCGCGACAAATAAGATTTCAAGACTTAACAGTATTTGAGGATTATCACTGGGCTGTTGCTTTAAAAGAATCTGGATTATTAAAAACACAAACAATTATTAACGCACCGGTTTATTATTACCGAGAAAGAAGCAAGCCACAAATAGTATGAGAGATTTAAAATTTGATATTATAATGTTTGGTAAGGTGCATGAAAAAATTTGGGCATACGATACACCAATAGGACTAATATACGAGCACTTGCATGGCATTTGTCCAACCTATCACATCTCAAATATAAAATTTGTAGATGATAAACTAAATAAAAAACAATTTAAACCACACAATATGTATTCACAAAACAACGAGGAACAAATAATTGCCGATTTTTTTGGCGACTTTAAAGGTGCCGTTTTAGACATTGGAGCAAACGATGGCAAAACTTATTCTAACTCTTTAAAGCTAATTGAAAATGGTTGGCGCGCTTTTTTAGTTGAGCCATCGCCAACATGTGGCGAAAAAATAAACGCATTGCATGCTGGTAATGAATTAGTAAAACTTTTACCAGTAGCAATTGGCACAGAAACCTGTGAGGCTGTTTTTCATGAGTCTGGAAGATTAAACGTGCCAGAACTTCCAGAGGAAAATATATCTTTGGTTTCAACTTTAATACCTAAAGAAAAAGACCGATGGACACCGCTAAAAATGGACTGGAAGGAATACCCTGTAAAGGTTTTTAATTGGGGTGATTTTAAAAAGCAATTTGATATTCCTGACCACCTTGATTTTATTTCAATTGATGCTGAGGGTGTGGACGTGGCTATATTAAAACAAATTGATTTAAGTTTAGTAAAATTGTTGTGTATTGAATACAATTTAGACCAAGCCGTTAAACGTGAAATTTTAGAGTACACAAGCAAGTTTGGTATGGATAAAATAATTTACGAAACTGGTGAAAATATTATTGTTTGCCGCTCATAAAAAAATATTAATATTACCTTTATAAAATAACAATGAAAAAAACTATCATATTATGTTTTGCAAATAACGTTGGGCATTATGTAAAAATGCAACAACGGTTGGTTCAAAGTCTTGAAAAAGTTGGTTACGATGGCGACTTAGGTATGTTTAACCATGAGGAACATATACACCACAATTGTCCATACCATAAATCTGACGACTTAGATTTACACGCAAAGGGAAAAGTTGTACCGTATGCCTTTAAAGCGTGGGCAATAAATGAGGCTGTAAAAAAAGGCTACGAAAATATAATTTGGATGGACTCAGCAATTTACGCAACTAAAGAGATAAACGATTTTATTTCACATATTGAACAAAATGGGTATGCTTTTTTTGACAACATTGGTTTTACAATTGGTGATTATACCAGTGATAAATGCTTAGAAAAATTTGGGTGGACGCGCGATAAGGCATTTAAAAAGCCTATGATAATGGCGTGTTTAATGGGTTTTAATACACGTAGTCCACAAGCCTTACAATTTATACAAAAGTATTTTGAGGCGGCAAATGACGGGGTTAGTTTTCACGGCGCTTGGTCTAATAATAATGGCGAAGTTAGTTCCGATATGAGAGTTAAAGGAACAAGGCACGACCAGAGTGTTGCCTCAATTTTAATTGCTGACATGGGGTTAAATATTTTAAATGCTCAACAAACTTTTTTTGCGTACACATCGCATAAAGGAATATTAAAAATTGCTGACTCGGTGTGTATGTGGTCAGAAGGAATTTAAAAAAAACAAACTATGGGTGTTACTGCTTATGATGTCGATTTATTAGAAAGGACTTTAAAATTAAAGCCTTTAATTAAAAGTGTTATTGAATTGGGTTCACAAAACTTATACGTAAATGGTGAGCAAGACCCGCCGTTTGCATCTGAGTGGTATATATCAAAAGGGCTACAATATTCTTGTATTGATTTGGGCGGTGATAATGGCGCTATAAAAAAAGATTTATCAAAAGAATTAAATTTAGTTTGGCAACCTGGCACGCCATTTGTCGCCGATTTAATTACCGACTTTGGTACCAGTGAACACGTTGTACAAATGGAAAAATTTACCTCAGTGCCATTTCATAATGGGTACATTAATTCTATTTATCCAGATGGTGTTAAAGACATTAAATTAGGTTTTTATAATTGCTGGCTCAACAAACACAAATTACTTAACGCCGGTGGCGCAATGGTAAATGTAAATCCAAAAACAGGGCATTGGCCTGGGCACGGATACAGTTATTATACACAAGAATTTTATAAAGAGCTTTGTAAAATTGCTGGTTATAAAATACTGTTATTAGAGGAACACGCGGCAATGGGTAATACAACGGACGGCGTTAATGTTGTTTGTGTATTAGAAAAAACATCTGAAAAGTTTCCAACATTTGAACAGTTTTGTAAATTAGATTTTCGCACATCGTGAAACTAGCGGCAATATATAATGTTTGGGACGGCGAAGAATTATTGCGCGGCTCAGTTATGAATTTAATTGGGCATGTGGATTTATTTATTTTTGTTTGGCAAGACGTTTCAAATTTTGGTGAGCATTACAATCCATTACCCAATATGGATTTACCATCCAATATTGAAAAGGTATTAATAAAATACGACCCACCTGGACAATGGGGTTTTCCTAATGAGTGTGCCAAAAGAAATTTAGGTTTACAAGTTGCTAAGGAATATAATTGCACACATTTTTTGCATTTAGATTGTGATGAGTATTATGAAGATTTTGAAGATGCAAAACAAAAATATATTGAGAGTGGCGCGGGTGGTTCAGTATGTAAAATATTTACTTATTTTAAAAAACCAACATTGCGATTTGAGACAGAAGATGGATATTTTGTGCCTTTTATACATAAATTAAATGCTAACACTCAGGCGGGGTTAGTAAAATATAAGTATCATGTAGACCCAACGCGCAAAATAAACGAACAAAATGTGGCGCTTTTAGATGTACACATGCAACATTTTTCGTGGGTGCGGTTAGATATAGAGCGAAAGGCTCGTAATTCTAGTGCAAAATACAATTTAGAAGACGGTACAATGGTGCAAGATTATCACAAAAAAGAAGTTGGGCCAGGTTTTTATGTAAAAGATTATGATAAAAAACTTATTGAGGTGCCAAATGTTTTTGGCATTAAGGTTACTTCCCAATAATACCATTTATAAAGTTAACCCAATCTTGCCAATCTGGATTTTGGATTTTATTCTCTTTACAAAATAAAGCTACAAAAATATCCTTAACAACAATGTTGTAAACTCGCACGTCCCAAAAGTGGTTTTGTGATGCTGAATTTTTCTTCTCCCAAATTATACTGGCACCAGTTCCATCCTTGTTTTCTTTTATTACTCGATGCTCAGCTTCCCAATGCGAATAATAATTTTTAAATTGATACTTGCCGTGTGCCGGTTCTGGGAAATTTAAAAAACCCGCTGGCTGTACTTTATCATTATTCTCATCCCATTTTAATTTAATTACCGCCGCTAATTTATCTTTTATATGGTTGTGATTAACTAAAAATAAATTCTTTTTCTCTTGTGAAAATTTGAAACTCTTTTCATCCTTTCCTAATGGTGTATATTTTTCTTTTTTAACACCACGTAATGCGACAACAGAATAATTACTGTTATCAATATACGGGTCGGCATACTCGTTATAATGCCCAGTATCAACACCAGTTAATGAAATAAGCATAGAGCGATTAGTATCTGTTAAATATGTTTCGCCTAAAATTTTATCTAATTCATTCCAAACGCTATTTTCAACAAAACGTTTATATGTCCAGCGCTTCCGAATTTCACCCTCTGAATCCTCTTTTCTTTTTGTTGCGCCTGGTGTAAACGTTCCAATACTTCCGTGTGTAATGCTATATGGCGAGCCGCTCATAGACCATGCAACAATTTCATAATCTAACCTTGCATCATCTGGCACACCATTTAAGTCACATGCACACGTTAATAAAATTATTTTTCCATTACCATCGCGTTCAGATAATTTCTCTGGTATAATTCCAATTTGATAAGGGCGCGAATTATTATTTTGTATATCTGTTGCCTTTGGTGCCTCACCCTCTTCCTCGTATGTTTCACCTAAAACAAGATTGACAAAAGTTTTCCATTCAGCTTCATCCCTCGGCTGGCCTGGTGGACATGCAACTAAATATTGCCGCACATAATGCGACCACTCGTACATATAAGTGGGCGCGTATAAAGATGAAATATGGTAAGAAAAATATCCTGGTTGGCTGGGCTTGGCGGTTGGCTTCCAAAAACCATTTATTAAAAGCTCTTTTTTGTTTTTATCATCAAATATTCCGTCACATTTTTGGCACATGTAACCAACAGAGTTTTCAATTAACTCATTATTTTCATCTAATTTCCATGTAATGCCGCACATAACACCAGCCGTTTTCTCAGATTTAACCGACCATAATAAAGGTATTGGCTGAGAACAACATGGACAATGTATATGGTAATACCTTTGGTCGCCTAATAAAAAAACCGGCTCAATATTTGAAGTTTGTTTTATCTCTGGGGTTGAAATATAAGCCAGTTTCATTTTTTTTGCATACGCCGCAAAACGTTGTTCAATCATTGCACGGGTTGCACCGGATTGTTCTGTTTTGTTTTTTGCTGATTCAAAATCATCTATAAACCCATATTGTATAGAGCGGTTACGTAAAAGTTTATGGTTGCTGGGTGTTCCAGACACCAATGAGCCACCAGGGAATTCCTTTTTGCGGTTTGTGTCCCCTGTTTTCATGTTTTTTTTACGCTTAGCGGTTGATTTAATTAAATTTCTAATGCCGCTATTATCAATCATGGTATCGACTTTTGCGATTGCTTCCTCAACTAACTCTTCATGTCCTACTAAAAATAAAATATTGCCAGGGTTTTGTGCAATAATCCAACCAATTGCGGCCTCAATTACCGTGGTACTAAACCCAATCTGAGCGCCCTTCATTACTGCAATAATACGCGCGGTTTTTAGTTTCCACCATTAAACCATCCGAGTGGGCCGAGGCTAACCGGTTAATGACCTCAGATATTTCCCCGTTACCAGGGATGTTGCGTTATGATAATTCACCATATACACGTGAA